ACGGCTGCTTCAGTGTCAAAATAGAGACAATACCCATCAGGGTTAGTGTCCAGAAAGTTCTTGACAATAGCAAGAGAAAAATAAGTTTTACCAGTGCTCGACTCACCAGCAATGGCAGTAATACGATTGCTGCTAACCCCGCCAAGAATAGACCCACTAATGAGTCCATTAAAGATGTAGGATCCGGTGTCAATGAATCTTTCAGTCTCATCAATGTCTGACGCAATTTGCGTGTATTCATCTCCTATCTCTTTTACTATTTCTTTTAAAAAGTCCATACTATTCTGTAATGTCGTATTCAATGGTCACTGTTTTAGATGACTTACCCATACTGTTCCCATAAGAACTGTAAGTAATCTTTCCGTTGAGTTGTCTTGCAATATCATCAAGTTCTTGTAGAAGTTCTTTTTCAAGATCATCTGTGGGATCATAGTGTTTATCTATTTTCATGCTACCATTCCATATTTTTCACGGAGAATCTTTTTATATGGCCCTCCGGGATTTGCATCCATCACTTCTTGAACTAATTTCATCTTGTCATACAAATCACCACATTTATCTTCACTCTTTCGACATTTCCATAGTGCAGTAACTATGTAGTCAAACTCTTGCTTATCAATAGGTAAATCCATTATGTAAAAAATAGTTCAAGGTTAACAGTTTTTTCGACATTCCACCCAATCGCATCAAGTATTGCTTTGAGTGGTTCAACGAAACTCTTCTCAAATTGTAGATCATAATCTATGTACTTGTCAAGTCCAAGTTCCTTTGGAAAGTCTTGAATGAATGATATTACATTTTCACGAATGATGTTTGGTTTCTTAAGATATATGAATTTAATCTTTTCACCATTACCAATCAATGAGTATTTACGATCAAGTTTATTCTTCTTAATGTAATGATTAAAAAGAAGTGCACCCCGACAATGTATTGGTGTTCCTTTCACATAGATGTCAGTATAGTTGTAATACTTTTTGACATTCGACACAGTGCGAGGAAATGCTATCTCTTCTGGTGGAAGTGTCTTGAACTTTGCACGACAATCATCAATAAATTTAATTACATCTTCTTCTGTACCATTCATCATCAACTTGAGTCCATCCTTAATCATGGTGCGACAAGGTGCAGGGGTTGATGATTTGACTGCCTCAATACCCATCATCTTCAGTTTAGGTTCTTCATAACGAACACCTTCACTATCCCATACATTTAAGATATATCTTTTCTTTGCTGTCCAGATGCCACGCTCTGCAATATTCTCTCGCTTCATAAACATCTTTTGGTCATAAGCATTTACATACGCGGCCAACGCTTCATAAGAACTCTCAATATACTTTTCAAATTCCATTTCACAGATCTTATTAAGGAACGAAACAATGCTTTCATTAGTTTTCTCTCGCCCTTCGTATACAGCATCAACCAAAGGGCCCAAGTTGAGGTAGATACTATCAGTATCACTAGCAATAACATAATCAACATCCTCCGTTTTTAAAATTTGATTAATCTTTTCATTCATTTTATTTTCGATCCACCGGATGGATACCTGTCCGGATAGAGTGATGGCTTCTGCGTTCGCAAGTTTATAATAACGAAAGTATTGATTACCAATAGCACCATAAGCAGAATTGAGTTGTATCTTCCGTGCCATTTGGATATTGTTGCACCTTGATATCTCTTTTTCAAGTGCTTTTGTTTTTTTCTTTTCATACTGTTGTTTTGCCTCCAACATTTTCTTTTTGTAAATGGTTCGATCTTTATAGATCTTTTCCATCAACTCTGGTAAGAATCCACGAATATCTTTTCGATACATCGCACCATTTGCACAAATAGCATTATCCTTATACATTTCAAATGTAACTTCTTGATTCAAAATCTTATCTACTCCCGAATGTGGATGTCTTGTATCAAGTAAAGTTTCGGGTGAGATATTATATTGCATAATTAAATGCGGATATAGTGAGTTAAGGTCAAAGGAAACAACCCAATCATACTTTCCGGGAATTGGTTCTTTTACATATGCACCTTCATACTTCTCAGATTTATTTGATCTTTCTCTGGGTGGTATGACAATATTTCTTTTCTTGAGATAATTGTATATGATTGTGTCCCACATACGAACTTGCGAAAATACATCAACATAGTTTGCCTTTGCGTCATAGGCCATTGTGATTGCAAGTTCAATCAACTTCATCTTGTCTTCCAGACGGTCAACAAGTTCCACATCAATGATATTATATTCTACAAACTTCTGCCATCCTTTTGTATAGAAATCCTTGAATGTATCATACTCGGAGTGATCAAGTTTCTTTTGTCCAAGTTCAACACTTGCAATATAATCTAATCTATAAGATTCTTGTGCCTTATATGTAAACTTCTTATAAAGATTGAGATAATCGAGTTGAGTAATACCACCCACATCATATGCGATATGTTTACGACCTGATATATAAATTTCATCCTCAGTTACTAGACCCCAAGGTGAAAGTCTTTTCATTAGCTTTTCACCAAGAACTTTTTCCAATCTACGAGATAGATATGGAATATCATAAAGTTCAATGTTCCAACCTGTAATAACTTCTGGTGTATTTTCCTCTACCATCCACCAATTAATAAAGGCATTTAGAAGTTCATACTCTGAATTGAATGACTTGTAAATGACATTATCTTGTTTGTTATTAAATTCTCCCTGACCCCATGTACGAATTTGTTTTGTATTATAATCTTGTATGGATATGAGTAATATTTCTTCTGCAGCAGATTCTACATCAGGGAAACCATTCTCTGATTTAACCTCTATATCAAGAGTGGTTAATTTAATTTTGTTTACATCGAACTTAATTTCTGGTTCGGGATACATCTCTGAGATGTATTGATAGATATACCTATCGTTTCCATATATCTTAAAATTTTCTATCTCCGCATACTTCTTAAAAAATTCACGACAATCACGAACTGAACCGGGATTGACAGACTCTACATACTCACCTGTAAGTGTTTTATATTTACTTTTTCTTTTTGAAGAGACAAAGAGTGTAGGTGAAAAAGTTTCTCGTGTCATGAAATGTTTTCCATTTTCATAACCACGAACTAAAAAATTATTTCCAACTAACTGAACATTAGTATAAAATCTCATCAGGCAATCAAATCAACATACTCAGATAGTATAGCAGCAGTTGGTGTAACTATGGTAAGAATACTATCAGAGTGTATCATCATTTCGTTTTGAGATGTAAAATCTAACCATGTTTCTAAATCATATCCCTTTTCTGTTTTCACCATTTTAAATGGTTTTGTCATTTTACAATCAGGCCCACCAAGTTCCGTATCAACTTCCATAATCTGAGAGATTAACAGGTCTCCATTCTTAAGTAATAGACATTTAATAATCTGATCCATTTACCTTCTCCTCATACATTTTCTTCACAGTTTCAATTGGTTCGACTAAAGCAACCACCTGAGAAGTAGATACAGGTACATCGTCTTCGCTACTCACTAAAATCCATTTTGATAATGATATCTCAACCGATGTTTGGGGATCTTCTTTCTCCTCAGTGAGATAAACGGGTGAGTTAATTACCAATTTATGTGGTTGTTTAAACAAGTATGCAATTGGTCTATCTTTGGATACAATCTCTTTCATTTCTGCAATGATTTGCTCACCAGATTGAAGAACAGCAACTTTAATCGACATAATAAATTATCTCCTCATCTAATTATAACACAAATAGAAGAATAGTCAAGCAAAAATATATGAGCTAATTGATGGAGTACAAACTAGATAGATTCCAATGATTGCAAGAAAGGCAGCGTGATTCATGTGAATAAGTATTTTTACTTATTATATATAAAAAAAAGGGATCCGTCAAGATCCCTAAGTTCCATCTCGAACTCAATATATTTAGAGATAGTTTTTACGAGCATGATGTTCTGGAACTACTTTACCCAACTTAACGGTAAGAAGTCCATCCTTGAATTGAACCTCTCTGACTTCAACATCGTCTGAAAGTGCCCACTCTCTTGTGAAAGATCTCTGAGCCAGTCCTTGATGGACATACTCGGATCCTGTCTCCTTAGTTTCTTTCTGTCCTTCGACAACAAGTTTTCCATATTCAGTGTAAACCTTTAGTTCTTTTTTGCCAAATCCTGCAAGAGCAATCTCAAGCACGGACTCAACATTATTTACATGAATTAAATTGTAGGGTGGATAGTTTGTTGTGGTTTCAAAAGAATTAAAAAAGCGGTCAAGGTAATCATCCATACCAATCCCGTTCTTTGAAATTATTTTCATCAACTCTGGTAAGTTTGCAGAGTGATATCTTTGTAGTGAAGTCATAGTGTCCTCCGATAAGCGACTTTATTACTGTGAGCCCAATGGCACCCACACTTCTATTTAACCATATTCGCATTAAAAAGGGGATGTTGAATCCCCTACATTTTTATTCAGTTACCTCTACCTTCTTCTTTTTAGATCCAATATTATATTTTGTTTCTAATATCCAATCACCCTTATCTTTATATGCTAATACTTTTATTTGATTTAATGGTGCAACATCTTGTATAGTGTCAGAATTAACTATACCAACAAGTCCCCAGTCAACTAATAATTGTGCGATACGATTTCTTCTCTGTACATCATTAGATGTTAAGTTTGCATGCTTTCCATCTAAAGCAAAAAGCTCCTTGAAGTGCACTAAAAAATATCTTCCCTGTTTATGAAGTATGTGACAGGATTGATATATCTTCTTTTCTTTCCTTGATGCAACACCAATACGAGTAAGTGTTTCTCTCACTTTGAGAAAATCATCTGGTTCATTAAGTGTGACCTCAACCATCTGGTCAGGATCCCAATTCACTTCAGGTTCACGAAGAACGCTCATTGTCTTCCTCCAATATCAAGTTTAGATTTAATAAAGTT